GGTAATCACTCAGTTTGAACAGAAGAACCTGATGATGCCTCTGCACCGTGTCAAGACCATCAAGTCTGGCCGGAGCTACGAGTTCCCGCTGGTAGGCACCACTGGCGCTAAGTACCACATCCCAGGCCAACAGATCGAAGCAAGTTCGCTGGCGCACTCCAAGCGCCGTGTGAGCATCGATGAGTTGCTGATCAGCCCCGTCTTCATCGACAAGGTTGACGAAGCAATGAACAACTTCGATGTGCGCTCGATCTACACCAAGGAGTGTGCAAACGCTCTGGCAAACGTAGCTGACCGTAACATCCTCCGTGTAGCTGCCAAGGCTGCTGCCATCACCACTGAAGGCGCTGCTACTACTGCTGGCCTTAACCCTGTGACTGGTGAGACCTTCACCAACAACATCACTCTGGGTGCTGTGGGCGATGAGCTGAAGGGTGACAAGCTGGTCATGGCTCTCTTCCAAGCCAAGGAAGAGTTCGACAAGAAGGACATCACTGGCGACCCGTTCGTGGTTCTCCGTCCTTCTCAGTACTACTCGCTGTTCAACACCACTGACACTTCCAAGCTGTTCTACATGAACAAGGATGTCGGCGGCGTAGGTTCGATTGCTACCGCTACCATTCCTATGGTTGCAGGCATGAAGATTTACATGAGCAACCATCTGCCAAGCACTGATGAGTCTACCACTCTGGCTGCTGGCGACCCTAACTCTGCTGTTCGTGCTGACCTGTACAAGGGCAACTTCAGCAAGCTGGTGGGTCTGGTGATGACCGAGGAGGCTATTGCCACCGTCAAGCTGTTCGATCTGTCCACTGAGATGGAATACCAGATCGAGCGTCAGGGCACCTTGATCGTTGCCAAGTACGCAATGGGTAAACATTAAACTGCCCCTTATATCCGTGAGGGTATAAGCAAACTTCTCTAATTCGGTGAAACTCCCTCAGGGACAATACCGAGCCAAGCCTGAGTAATCAGGAAGGTGTAACGACTAGGCATCATGCCGTAGGCCCAAGTGGGTCGAAATGGGAAGCAACTGAAACCGGTGTATCTCGCAAGGAGATATATTGGAAGAACAAACCTGCAAAGACTGCGGTGTCAATAAACCGCTATCCGAGTATTCGTTCCGAAAGGACAACAACAAGTATCGTACCAACTGTAAGACATGCCGGAGCTTGGAAAATATACCAAGGCTGTACGGTATAACTGTGGCTGAATATCAAGCCCTACTTACAGAACAGGACAACAAATGCGCCATCTGCGAGAAGACCCTCGTAGAAGTAAACCACACACACTCTCGTTTAGTAGTAGACCATGACCACGCAACAGGCGAAGTCAGGGGGCTACTCTGTTCTCCATGTAATCAAGGCATCGGCCTACTTGGAGACAACAAAGAGGTAGTTTATAAAGCCGCAAGGTACTTAGGTTTCAGTTGAAGATATAGTCTGGTCTGCATGGCAACATGCAGCAGTAGTGAACGCAAACACTACGGGGTTAGAAGTAACGAATCTAACTTGAACACAACGCATAACATCCTGCGACCAGCTTGTGCAATCAGCATCAACGCTGCGTAACCACCGACCTTAGGGTCACCCAAAGGGGAGAGGGTCTTCGGACTTTCTCCCCTTTTTTTTCAGGAGTCACATTATGCCCCTGACATCCAAGCTGGATGCCGTCAATGAGGTACTCAGTGGTATCGGGGAATCGCCCATCAACAGTCTTGAGTCAGGCTTTGTTACTGCAACATCTGCTGAACTCAAACTGGACAGGGTATCCCGAGAAGTACAAGAGCGAGGCTGGTACTTCAACACAGATGAGAACCGCTCATTCACCCCAGATTCCGAAGGGCAGATCACTCTCCCTTTCAACACCCTCCGAGCCGACAGTTCTGATGTTCGCTATGGGACGGTGGTTCAACGAGGCAACCGCCTCTACAACAAGACTGAGTACTCATTCAAGTTTACCCAGCCAATAAACCTTGATGTGGTTGTCGAGCTGCCTTTTGAGGAACTCCCTGAGGCTGCTAAGACGTACATCACCATGCGAGCCAAGCGCAAGTTTCAGGATGACACCCTCGGTGACGGCACTGCCCACCAAGTGCAGACCCCTGACGAGCTTGAAGCCCTCGCCATGATTAAGCAGATGGAC